TTTGGTCGGTGGTTTCTCTCTATTCAAAAAATCTAATAACTCGGTTCCCCTTCCCAATTTGATACTCCTTTTTTTGCGAAAGTAAAGGGGTCAATAATTCCCATTTCTTTCATTTGATCCAGTGCAAGCCTGTACTCTAAAAGGGCATCCATACCGTTATACTCTAATAGTGAAGCAGGGTCTTTTTTTACCAATTCCAATATTCTATTTAATGCATTTGCATTATTTTTTGGGCCTTTTAAATAAGGAGTAATGGAGGAGTCGTAGTCAACAATTCCATACCTTGCATATACTTGGAATTTTAGTCCTGTGATTTGTCGTCTATTATCGAGACAATGAGCTGCGAGCATAGTATCCCATAACCACTCCTCTACATGAACTCCTAATATTTCCCTTGTCCACAACTCCTCAAACTTTATATTCGCAGCTATCTTTTTTATTTTTGTATTGGTTACAAATTCTTTTAGGAGTGGTGCTGTTCTTCTGTGATTTAAAAATGCGAAGGTGCAATCCTGCCACGAAATAGCACAACTCACAATCTGGTGTCCTCTTGCATGTGGCTTTAGACCAGTTGTTTCATAGTCAAATGCTACTATAGATGGAGCGGTTTTAATTGTGTTTCTTAAAAGTCGGTTTGCTTCCTGCCATGAGTGACATACTATTATATCTTCTTTATATTTTGGGAGTGGTTTTTTGAGTAGTGATAATGCATTTTTTACATCTTTTTTAATTATTAGTTCAGCGGCTGGATTGTGCTCATTGCGGTTTATAAAAGAAGGGTGATATGTAGGACAAATCCAACAGTTGAAATCACTGTCAGGTATAGCCCATCCTCTCCATTTTCCAATACTTCCTACTCCTTGCTTTATCCTATGTCCAGTCAAGCACTCTACAGCAAACCTTCCAAAAGCTAAAATGAGTTGTGGTTTGAACTCCTCTATTTCATTTAATATATTGGGACGGCAGCAATCAATTTCAAGTTGTTTGGGGTCACGGTTGTCTGGGGGATGGCAGCATATGGCATTTATTTTACGACAGTCGTTATCTAAATCTATACCATTTGATTTTAATATTTTTCTAAGTAGTTGACCTGATTTTCCTATCCATTGCTTTGCTCGCTTATCCTCTTTTTCCCCTTGTGCTTCACCGAGTACTAATATTTTTTTCTTACCTTTCCCTGTAGCTAAGAGTTTAGGAGACAAGCACTGCTTGTTCAACTTACAAGAAACACAACCTCTTATTTTTCTATTAGCTCTTGAAGTAGTAAGTTCTCTTTCCTCTTTCAAAGAGAAAAATCCTTTTCGCATATTACACCTCAATATTAAACTGGTTTCTGGCTTTGGTATACAACTTCGTGATGAAGTATACTTTTAATTTAGAGTATAGCATCATGGTGAAGTAGGGTCGCGACATTAGAGGGGAGCTGTTCCAAAACAAAAGAGTAGTATAGTTTCTATCTTTTGCCTTTACTCCTATCTTTTTTCCTAACAGTTTTAACGTTTCTAAATTTAATGCAGAAGGGTGAATATCATAAAACTTTTTCAACTCATCGTGGTAGTGCAGTCCATATAAATCACTCAAAATACCATACTTCAAATTTAGTTTACGACACCAATCATAAAACCGTAAATTTCTATTTGAGATATAAAAGTTTTCTGGTATCTCTCTATCCCCTCCCTGTCCCTTTGTTTTAGAGCAACTTGTGCAAGGGAGTACTCGTTTGTTTTTGCACAACTCAATAATTTTTTTTGATTCAGTAAGATAGGTGATGTCATACTGAACCAGCTCATTTTTCCAATTTTTTGGAGTGAGTACTACTTTCATGCTTTCCCCTATATTATTAATATATAAATGAGTTGTTCGTTTTCTGCAAGTATGCTTCCTTCGTATACCTTTACTTCCCTATTCATGCGAAGTACTTGAATTAGTGATTTCGGGTTAACTACCATTTCAATTTCTTTTTCAACTCCATGTTGCACTACTGTTTTTTCTTCAAACCATCCTTGCTTTCCTTCACCCCGAATCACTGCTTTTTTCCCTTTTAAACTCACGTCAACTAAACTATCTTCTGCATCACTAAAGATAGCTGCTTTTTCAAGTATACCCGTCAACTCCTTTGAAAATTTAACGGTTCCAATAAACTCTTTTTGCTGCTCGAGTAGTTTATCCAAGTCGGGGTATTTAGCTTTCAAGGTGCGACATGAAAATATTAGTTTATTACTTTCCTTGAAGTGTACCCATCCTTCAGATGTTGCATATTTTGTATAGCTATCATTTTTAATGAGTTCACTTATTATATCTGATGGAATGAGTAGTTCTTTTTTGAACTCCTCTTTCATTTTAAATCTTGCTAAATTGTATATGTCGCAAGCTTCTACATAGTTGTTCTTAATATGTATGCAACCAAGAGCTGGCTTTGACATGTCCCTGGAACATGCTGGTAAACATAGCTTTACTCCTTCAATTAAATCATCTGGTACTTCATACCACTTCTTTTTTTTCTCAAACTCTTCTAATGGAAGGGTTATTTCTTTATCGGTAACAATTCCCAAACGAGCTTTTCCATCTTTAATGAGTAGTTGATCGTTTTTAAGACCTACATAAATTTCCTCCCCTTGTAGCTTTGCTAATATAGAAAGGAGTTCTGTTGACTTCACTGCAAAATCTTCTTCAATATCACAAGGGGAGTTGACCCAGATTTCATCATTGTAGGAGTATGCATTCCCTTTATAAAAAATAAAAGAATCGCTTTGCTCCAGTATTTCTTTTGAGGATAGTCCTGCTTTCAATTTATTTAAAGTGATTATCAGCTTTTCTCTATTTATTTTTTTCATAAAGTACTCCTTAAAATTTAAAACTGTTTCTCTTTTTTATTTTGAATTTCCAAGGCCATTTATTGCTTGCATTAACCAAACCTTTATAAAATTTTGTGTTTACTATTTTACGAATAACATGGGAGTTACTTACTCCTTTAATAAGTAACCTTTCTAAAAGTCGCTCTGGTTGATTTTCTTCTTTTGGGGAAGCCCATGACTCATTTTCTTTTATTTTCCTATCAGCTGATACGGTTTTAAATTTAGACCTTCCATATTTATACCCTAAAAAATTTAAGTACTCCTTGATATGTTGTTTCACTAATTCTGTTTGTGTCGTATAGTGGTTGAGTACAGTGGGGGAAGACCTTGTGGAAACGTTAACCATTATAGGTGATTTTTTATAGTTGTACTCCCCTTTCGTTTTAACCGGCACAAGTATGTCTCCCATGTTACCATGTATTGTCCATGAAGTAGAGTCAAGGCTGTACCATGGATAGCGAAGCATGAGAGTTTGAATAGTCATTCCAAATCCATGAATTTTAATTTTTGGAATCCCACTACTATCGCAAATATAATTAGTAAATAGGTCATCCAGCCACATTCGCAGTTGAGGAGTAGATACAGGAACCATCCCTCCTAATGCAAGGTAGTCATAGTTTTCCATATACTTTTTTAGCCATTTAAGATTTTCACCATAGTGAAAGCAAGGAAGAGGAGTTAAGCCGTTGCGCTCCATTAACTTTTGGTTTTCCCAAGTTTTTATAGAGTCCCCAATCACATCCAGGTTAGAGTACAAATCTAAATTGGATTCGTGTTTTTTCAAATAGTCAATATATTTATGTATGTCAACTTCAACTCCTTTTGTGAAAGCAGTAAACGCCCCAGAGTCTAAAAATACTTTAGTATTAAGAACTCCATTATTAATAAAAGCTCCCTCTTGTAAGTATATGGATTGTAGACTTGATTGGTCAAGGTGGTAGCTAATAATTCTTTTATCGAGTTTAAAATCAGTGAGGTCCCGTCTTGCTAAAGTAGCAGCGAAATACAACTTCATTTTTCTAATAACTCCCTCTGCTCGTATTTTATAGGATCTTTCACTCCCATATTATTAAATGCTTCAAGTCTTTCTTGACATGAACCGCATACACCACATGATATTTCTTGGTCTTTATAACAGGTACGAGTGAGGTGGTATGGTACACCTTGCGCCATACCTATTCGAAGTATACTTTCTTTATCTAATTCTAAAAATGGAGTGGATACTTTTAAATTATATTCTGCTTGAAGAGTTAAAACATCTGATACGTTACGAATAAACAGTTCTCTGCAATCGGGGTATATATGGTGATCTCCTGCGTGAACTGCTAATGCTATACAGCCAGCTTTTATTGACTGAGCATACGAAGCTAGTATTGAAATAAAAATCAAGTTCCTGCCGGGAACTACTGTTTGCTTCATGCTGTCAGAGTTGTAGTGTCCTTCAGGGATTTCTTCATCTGATGATTTTAAAAGTGCGGAAGTAGTGTGTCGAAAAATACTTGAAATGTCAATTGTTCTAAGAGGGAATAAATTTTTGTGGCTATAATGGGAGTAGACACGGTAAGCAGCCACATTCTCCCATTTATTATGAGTTGAACCATAGTTAAAAGAAAATGGATGAACCTGATGTCCATGATGTAAAAGAAAAGCGAGCAAGGTAGTTGAATCCATTCCTCCAGACAAAGATAAAATTGCAATTGAATTTTTTGTACT